GCTTGGCCGACTCTTTCCAAACGTTTTCCACCCACTAATTGGATGCGCTATCGACCTAAACCCTGGGACTTTGAGCCTAAGGTTAAAGCGTATCTTACAAAGCTTCCTCCTCGTCCACAGGATGATGCTTATCAATTAGCACTTTTCAGAGCTTGTGCTCAATTCAAGTTGAATACTCCAATTCACCCTATACATATTAATGATTCTATCAGACGTTTTCCTCATCCAGAGAAATCGCCTGGCTTACCCTATACTAGGCAAGGCTTATATAGAAAGGATCATGTCGATCCTAATATCATAAAACAATACATTCATAATCTTAAATACGGTATTTATGATCGATGCAATACGCCGTGTAACGCGAGCTTTCGTACATGCGTTGCGCCAACCGAAAAGTTCAGACTTGTCTGGGTCTACCCGGCCCATATGACATTAGCCGAAGGCATGTTTGCCCAACCTTTGATTGCCGCCTATCGTAAGATGTGCGGTGCATACGGCTTGTGGGTACAATATTCTAAGGACCACATGCGTCACTTAATGCGTCAAAGAAAGAGTCCGAGTCACTACTGGCTAGGCCTCGATTGGTCATCCTTCGATGTATACGTTCCGGCTTGGTTGATACGGGATGCGTTCGATATTCTCCGCTCCAACCTTGACTTTTCTGCTTATGAAGGTCATGGTGTACCAACGCACGATCACACACTGCCCCGATTATGGAGTTCGATTGTTCGATACTTCATTAATACTCCTGTTAAGTTGCCAGATGGTCGGGTTCTTCGTAAGAGATCCGGTATTCCGTCAGGCAGTTACTTCACTAATATGGTGGATTCTATCGTTAATGCGATAGTCTGCCATTACCTACTTATCAGGAATGAAGTGCAGTATTCACAAACAGCTTGCTGGTTTATGGGCGATGATGGGTTGATCCTTTTGTTTTGCAAAGGATTATCATTATCCCAATTCGCTGACCAAGCATTGACCTGTTTTGGGTTTCGTTTGAATGTGGATAAATCAGAAATGGGACATTATGTGTCTTTCCTCGGGTACAAAATGTCGCCACTCGGCAGACCTATGGCTAAATTCGAGAAGCTCCTCGCACAACTTCTGCTACCAGAAGCACCAGATAAATCAGAAATCGACTTTCTTACTAGAGGTCGAGCTTTACAACTTTCTTGTCTGGGTGTGGGATGTATCAAGTTCACCGAAATGGTGCAGGAAGTTCTCCAGCGCCATGGATCTTTCATACCGAATCTTCACCGTCGTAGTGAAATCTCTATGAAACTTGAATCTCTCGACTTAGCACATTGGCCTCCCCTTCGGGATGTGATCATGTCAGTCTGCTAGTTTACGAC